CCGGACGACGACGGAGAGCTCCGCCAAGAACCGCTCCGTCGCCGCCCTGACCACGACCACCCCCTCGACGGAGATCATCATGGCTGAGACGACTGTGACCCCTCACGCCGGCGGCGCAAGACCGCGGTCGGCGCACCCACCCCATCTGGCCGTGCGCGTCCTGCTCGCCCTCGACCTTGGCACCACGACCGGCTGGGCCATGGCGCTGCCCGACGGCGGCATCGTGAGCGGTACCGTCTCGTTCCGGCCGAGCCGCTACGACGGCGGTGGCATGCGGTATCTCCGGTTCGGCGCCTGGCTGGAGGGCATCGCGCAGGATGCGCCCGGCATTGCGGCCATCCACTTCGAGGAGGTTCGTCGGCATCTCGGCACAGACGCTGCCCACGTTCACGGCGGCCTGCTCGCGACGATGACTGCCTGGTGCGAGGAGCAGGCCATCGCCTACCAGGGCGTGCCGGTCGGCACCATCAAGCGGTTCATCACTGGCAAGGGCAATGCCGACAAGGCCGCGGTCATGTCCGCTGTCCGCGAGCGCGGCTACAACCCGGCCGACGATAACGAAGCCGATGCCATCGCGATCCTGCTGTGGGCCCTGCAGACCCGGGGAGGCGTGCGATGAGCGCGGCCTTGCTGAAGCACGCGGCCGACGTCTTGGCTGATCGCAGCAAGACCTACGGCGAGCCGCGCCAGAGCATGGCCGCCATTGCCGCCCGCTGGTCTGTCACGCTCGGTCACCCGGTCACCCCAGCGCAGGTCGTGCTTTGCATGCTGGACCTCAAGCTGGCCCGGCTGCGGCGCGATCCCGGCCACCAGGACAGCATGGTCGATGTGATCGGCTATGCGGCGCTGCTTAACGAGGTGACGCGATGAGGTGGGCACCGCGGGGCTTCGGCGGCGAGCGCCAGCCGCCCGAGGACATCAAGCGACAGGGCTGGCAGGCGCAGCGCGTGCTGGTCGTCGATGCCGACGACGAACGTCTGACCTGGCCTGAGCGCGAGCTGATCCGCCAGCTCGGCGAGAAGCTATACGGCAACAGGCCGAAGCGACAGGAGACGCGACATGGCTGACTGGACGCCGGAGATGGTCGAGGCGCGGTTGATCGAGGCGGCTGCAGTTCTGCGGCGGCTTCCCGCGCAACGGGGGCAGGGCTACTTCAGCACGTGGCCCCAGATGTTCGTCGAGTTCTCGGACCTGGTCGGGCAGAACCCGGAGCCGATGCGTCTGCCGCCACCGTCTGCAGCTGCGATCGACCGCATGGAGCAGGCGTTGCAATGGTTCGCCTGGCTCGAGCCCACGGACTCGAAGATCGTCTGGCTGCGGGCCGGCGGCATGCGCTGGAAGGACGTCTGCTGGAGGGTGGGGTTGGCCCGCGCCGCGGCGCATGAGCACTGGCTCTACGCGCTCTGCCTCATTGCCTGGCGGCTAAATGGCCGACAAGGACTGGCACGTCTGGGCCGGCGCACGGCGATTGCCCGGGTCCGTCACCAGACGTGAACGGAACCTTTCAAAGCCTCACGCACAATGAAAGGAAACCGGCTCTTCCTTTCAAAGCATGCTCTGGGCCGGCTACGGCAGGACGTAGCGGGGCGTTCCTTGGTGGCAGCGGAAATTCGCATGCGATCCGATCCGACCCAATGTAAAGTACCATAGATTGGTACATACTGGTGGTAACCAGGGAGGTGTGACATGGCACGGAACACGTCTGTATCGCTCGGCGACCATTTTGCCGAATTCATCGACGTGCAGGTTCAAACCGGCCGCTACGGATCGGCCAGCGATGTCGTGCGGGCGGGCTTGCGACTGCTGGAAGAGCATGAGGCCAAGGTAAAGGCGCTCCAGGATGCACTCATCGCCGGCGAGAAATCTGGGCCACCGGTATCGTTCGACAGCAAGGCATTCCTGAAGCGGATGAGAGCCAGGCATGCCCGGTAGGCGGCTCGCCTACCGGCTTACTCCACGGGCGGTAGCCGACCTCGAAGAAATCTGGCTCTACACGTCAAAGAACTGGTCGCTCGAGCAGGCAGACAGCTATCACAACGCCATCGTCGATGCGCTCGATGGTCTGGTGGCCGGCAGGAAGGCCGGGCGTCCCGTCGATATCCGGGATGGCTACTTCAAGTATCTCGTCGGTTCCCATCTCGTATTCTACCGCCTCGTCGAATCGGATCTTGTCGTCGTTCGCGTGCTACATCAGCGCATGGATGTTGGTCGGCACTTGTAGTCTTCACCCACGGGGGTGTTCACGCTGCCCAATTCTGATGAGGAAGCGGTGCCGACTAGAAAACCGGACCTGCAGACACTTTTCGCTAAGACAGTTTCGGCCGGATCAGGTAGTTTTTGAGCTATGCTCGCGCTACGCGTGTGCGGCAGACATCACCAACAACATGAACGACAAACCGGCGACTACGCCGTGACGCAGCCGCCGGTTCGGTGATCGCGCAGGCCTATCCGACTATCCGGTAGACGCGGCCTCGGCCATCGATCTTCTGGGACTCGATTGCGAGTCCCAGCTTCTTCTTCAGCGCGCCGGAGATGGCTCCTCTGGCTGTGTGAGCCTGCCATTCGAGCGCCTTCACGATCTCCTCGATCGTGGTGCCTTCGGGCCGGCGCAGCATCTCGACGAGACGGGCCTGCTTGCTGGGAGGACGCGGCGCCTTTGCTTCGGCAGGCGCAGGCTTCTGTGCGGCGCGCTTGGTCTTGGTGGTCGTTGTCTTGCGGGTGGCTTTGGCCATGGTCGTTGCTCCGTGTGCGGGCCGCGACCGTCGCGGCTCCTACTGACCAGAGCCCCGCCAGCCGAAGCCGGTCGGGGCTGGAAGCTTGGTCGGTTGCTATTCGGCGTACTCGCCTTCCCTGAAGGCGCTGTCGGTGATGCGCTTCAGCAGCTCGGCGTAGTGGGCAAGGGTGCCGACGTGGCCCCAGTCGACCTCGTCGGGGGCGACGCCGAAGTGGTCGTCGCTCAGTGCCTTGAGGCGCGCGAGCATCGTGTCGATCTCGATCTTCTTGGCGATGTAGGCGTCGAGGGCGGCGCGGCGCATGTCGGTCTCCGTCGTTGGTGACCGCATAAGCGCTTCGTTCGCGGCATCAACCAAGCGAACAAGCCGATCATCGCATTGCTTTCTTCGGAGCATCTTGATCGTGGGATTACAGGCGCTGCAGCCGCGCGTCGGGTCTGCGGATCTGCGCACGGCGGCTCTGCCGCCCAAGGTGGCGGACCCGTTCTACTCGTCGCCTGCATGGATCGCTCTGCGCGATCGTGTTCGACGCGAAGCAGGTGGACGATGCCAGGCGCCGGATTGCGGTCGTGCCGAGCGACGCATGTTCGTCGATCACATTGTTGAACTGAACGACGGTGGCGCGCCGCTGGAGCGCACGAACGTCTGGCTGCTCTGCCCATCGCACCACAGCCTGAAAACTGCCGCCGAGCGCGCACGCCGCACTGCACGGACCCCGGGGGGACCTTGATCCTTGGGGCTTTTGGGACCGTCTGCCGGCGTGGGGCTCACGCAGAGAATTTTTCCCGTCCGCCAATACCGCCAGGAATCGGCCCGTTCCGGGGCCTTGTCATGAAAGGCAACAATGACCGCTGAGACGGCTGCAACGCGCCGAACGGGCCGGAAACCGGCCCCTGTGCCGACACCGGGTCGGGTATGGCCGGCGGATCGCCTCGAGCGCCGGCCCCTGGAGAGCCTGATCCCGTACGCCCGCAACGCCCGCACCCACAGCCCCGCGCAGATCGCGCAGATCGCGGCGTCGATCCGGGAATTCGGGTGGACTTTTCCGCTTCTTGTGGACGAGCAGGGCACGATCATCGCCGGCCACGGCCGCGTCCTGGCCGCGCAGAGCCTCGGGCTTACCGAGGTGCCGGTAATGGTGGCGACCGGCTGGACCGAGACGCAGCGGCGAGCGTACGTCATTCTCGACAACAAAGTAGCCTTGAACGCCGGCTGGGATACCGAGCTGCTGCCGGTCGAGCTTGGCGATCTGAAGGCGATGGGCTTCGACATGGGCCTGACGGGCTTCGGCGAGATTGAGCTTGGCAAGCTTCTCCTTACCACGGGCGAGGGCGATGCCGACGACGCCCCCGACCCGCCGGCCGAGCCGATCAGCAAGCCTGGCGATCTCTGGATCTGCGGCGAGCACCGAGTGCTGTGCGGCGACGCGACATTACGGGCCGATGTCGATCGGCTGCTCGATGGCGAGCTGGCCGACATGGCGTTTACGGACCCGCCGTACAACGTGAACTACGCCAACTCGGCCAAGGACAAGCTGCGGGGCAAGAACCGTCCGATCCTGAACGATGCCCTGGGCGAGGGGTTCGAGGCCCTTCTCCACGCCGCCAGCGCCAACATGCTCGCCGTCACCAAGGGCGGCATCTACATTTGCATGTCGTCGTCTGAACTCGACACGCTGCAGAAGGCCTTCCGGGAGGCCGGCGGCAGGTGGTCGACTTTCGTGATCTGGGCGAAAAACACGTTTACGCTTGGCCGCGCCGACTATCAGCGCCAGTACGAGCCGATCCTCTACGGCTGGAAGGACGGCGCCGACCATTATTGGTGCGGCGCCCGCGATCAGGGTGACGTCTGGTTCTTCGACAAGCCGGTGAAGAACGACCTGCATCCCACCATGAAGCCGGTGGCGCTGGTTGAGCGGGCGATCAGGAACTCGTCGAAGAGCCGGGATATTGTGCTCGACACGTTCGGCGGCTCGGGGACAACGATGATCGCAGCCGAACGGACAGGCCGGCGCTCTCGCCTCCTGGAGCTCGATCCACGCTACGTTGATGTGGTTGTGCGGCGCTGGCAGGAGTCAACAGGACAGGCGGCGACACGCGAATCGACATCTTAGCAGATAGATTCAGATGGAGCCTTTGTAGGCTTGAATGCTAGCTGCCCTAGAGACTGCTGTTCTTGAAGCAGCCGCTCAAGGATCTTGCGTCGGCTGGCATCTGTGCATTCCGCAAGCTGCTTGCGAAATTGCCGGATATTGGATTGACGAATGAATTCTTCCATTGCGCCCCCCGATAGCAACGACTGCACCTGAAATGGTCTGCTGGAAGGATACAGAAATCAACGAGCACTGATGCATATCTTGAACTGATCGAGCAATACTCTGGACGTCGCTGACAGAGCCTAGAATCTAATTGATTCAGTACAATGGTTATTAGGGATGGTCACGCGCCGACCAGCTTCTTGAGCTTTGGTTGCAGGCGCTCTGTCCACCCTTTGACGCCCGACTCCCAAATGACGAGCTTGCGTGTATCCGGCAAGCCCACCAGGAATCGCGGCGAGTACAGGGCGTTTACGGATTGTCCGGACGGCGTCTGAAGATAGGCTTCGATCAGCCAGCGCAGGTCTTCTGGCCATTCGGAGGGGAGTGCGATCAGGCGCTGGCTGGCGAGCTCGACCCGCCGGTATGTGATTCTCTTGAACTGCTCGGTCTCACGCCATTGAGGTTCGATCTGGGCACGCCAGAATAGGCAGGGCCCTCAATTCGTGTGATGTGCGTTGGCAAGAACCGGCTTGGTCGATGCAGCAGCTTGGCTGGCGAGGAGAGTAAACCCAGCGCTGCCTGACAGCTGAAGTATGGTGCGACGGTTCATGATGATCACCTGGGTGGTTTCGGTCTTGGAATAGGGCGGCTACGAGCGATGACGTCGCCAGGCATAGACGACGGAGATAGCAGCCAGCAGGATTGCCATCGCGACGGCGGACATGGAGCAGTCACCGTCAGTGTTTGTGCATGGGCTTGGCGGTCGAGCTGTCGTAGCCTCGAAGCGCTCGGTACTTGGCAATCTGTTCAGGCGTAAGCGTGGCCTTGGTATCCAGGTGGGTGCGAAGGTGGACTGCGCGAAGCTCGCCGGATAGAGCCGCGATTTCGGCTGTAAGGTGGTCGATCGATTCGTTCGTCACCGAGCCAGACTTGAACAGGCCTTCGAGTTGTTCCTCCTTGGCCACGATCTGCTCGCCCAATGGAATGGCCTTCCGACGCATACCGTCGATCTGACTGGTTAGCTTTTCCTTCTGCTCCTGCGTCAATTGCAGGGCGTTTGCGTTCTCCAGGACATGCGTCGGACCTGGGTAACCGTTCAGTTCGGCGGCCATAGCCATTCCCATGCCTTTGCCAGTTTGAAGGTCTGACACTGACTGAGCTGCAAGTGCCTTCGTGGGAGGGTTCGTCGGCGATCCGTGCGGATGCTGCTGCGCCATTGCTGATCCAGCGAGGGACAGCGCAGCAAGGAACGTCGAGATAGAACGTGTGCGCATCGGGTTCATCTTCCACTGGCTGGGCTTTGCCATACTACTCGATCCTAATCCGTTTGAAGAATAGAGGAATCCAACCGTGACCCGTGGCAAAGTCGGCCGGCCCGCGCATGTGCCGACCGACGAAACCCGTAACCTCGTGGAATCGCTCTCTGGCTTCGGCATCCCCCAGGACGAGATCGCCCGTCTGGTCGGCATCGACCCGAAGACGCTCCGGTTCCACTACGCCGACCAGATCGAACTGGGAGGCATCAAGGCTACGGCCAAGGTGGCGCAGAACCTGTTCACCATGGCGTGCAAGCCGACGCGGGAAGGCCTGTCGGCGGCGATCTTCTGGCTGAAGGTGCGGGCTGGGTGGTCGGAGTACGCGCCGAAGCGCGTGGAAGAGCCTCTGGGCAAGAAGGAGGCTGCCGAGCGCGATGCGCTGACGGCGGGCGCCGACAGCGAGTGGGGCCGCCTGGTCAACTGAGATGGAGCCGTGGTCGCTTGCCGTGCCGGATTGGCGGGAACGCATCCGGACGGGACGATCGCTGCTGCCGGATCTGCCGCAGCTCGACCGGGCCCAGGCCAATCGTGCGATAGCGATCTTCAACAAGCTGCGCCTGCCGGACGTCATCGGCACGCCGGCGTTGGCGGAGGCGGGAGCGGACTGGTTCCGCGAGATCGTCGGCGCCCTGCACGGATCGTTCGATCCGGCGGCTCGGGAGCGGATGATCCGCGAGATCTTCCTGCTGGCGCCGAAGAAGAGTTCGAAGACGTCGTACGCCGCGGCGCTGATGGTGACGACGCTGCTGATGAACGAGCGGCCGCGGGCGGAGTTTCTGCTGGTGGCGCCGACGGTGTCATTGGCCCACATCGCCTTTAGCCAGGCGCTGGGGATGGTCGACAAGGATCCGGACGAGTTTCTCAGGAAGCGCCTGCACGTGCAGGAGCATCTGCGGAAGATCACTGACCGACGGACCAAGGCGACACTAGAGATCAAGGCCTTCGACACCACGGTGCTGACCGGGGTGAAGCCAACCGGCGTGCTGCTGGATGAACTCCACGAAATAGCCAAGGTGGCGGCGGCGGAGCGGATCATCGGTCAGCTACGGGGTGGGCTGCTGCCCAATCCGGAAGGCTTCCTGGTGTTCATCACGACGCAGTCGGACGAGCCGCCGCGCGGGGCATTTCGGGCAGAGCTTATGGTGGCGCGCGCCATTCGAGACGGTAAAGCCCAAGGAGCCATGCTCCCGGTGCTGTACGAGTTCCCTGAGGACATCGCCAACGATCCGGCCGATCCGCCGGCGTGGCAGGATCCCAGCAACTGGTGGATGGTCACGCCGAACCGGGACCGCTCGGTGACGATCAAGCGGCTGGAGGATGACTGGGCGCAGGCCAAGGCGAAAGGCCAAGGCGAGATCATCCGCTGGGCCTCCCAGCACCTCAACATCGAGATCGGGCTCGCGCTGCGCTCGGATCGCTGGGTAGGCGCTGATCTTTGGCAACGGGCATCTGACAGGACGCTCACCCTCGACGCCCTGCTCGAGCGGAGCGAGGTGGTGGTAATCGGCATCGACGGCGGCGGCCTGGACGATCTGCTTGGTCTGGCGGTGCTGGGACGGGACAGGTTGACCCGGCAGTGGCTGCTTTGGTCGAGAGCGTGGGCGCACGGTTCGGTGCTGGAACGGCGCAAAAGCGAGGCATCGGTGCTTCGCGACTTTGAGATCGCCGGCGACTTGCGGATCGTCACCAACCTTGGCGACGACATCGCCGAGATCGCAGCCCTGGCCGCGCAGATCGACGAGAGCGGCAAGCTGGGCTCGGTCGGCCTCGATCCATTCGGCGTCGGCGCCATCGTTGACGCCCTGGCCGAGGTCGGGATCGCGGGCAACGACCGGGTGGTTGGTATCACGCAGGGCTGGAAGCTCACCGGTGCGATCAAGACGGCAGAGCGCAAGCTGGCCGACGGCACGTTGATCCATGGCGGGGCGGGACTGATGGCCTGGGCGGTGGGGAACGCAAAGGTAGAGCCCAAGGGTAATGCCATCGTCATCACGAAGCAGGCGTCGGGTACGGCCAAGATTGATCCGCTGATGGCGGCGTTCAACGCGGTAGCGCTGATGGCGACGAACCCGCAGGCCGCCGGACAGTCTTACCTGCGATCGCGTGAGTTACTTGTCCTGTAGTGACATTCGCGAGGCCCGTTCATTGCGCCGCGGCTCCGGCCGATGGTGCGTCGAATACCCGGAATATCGCCGTCGCGGTTAGCAGCAGCTTGTCTTCGGCGCTGGCCTCGGCGTCGAGGAAGGCCATGGTGCGCGTGAGCTTGCGCAGTCGGGCCCTCCCCGAAACCCACCCGCCGGCCGGCGCGCCGGCCACAAACTGAACATTGAGAGCCACCGTGGCGCAGAGGCGTCCGGTCTGGACGACCACGGCATGGCCCAGGAACGTGTCTACGAAGGTCGTGATGGCAGCGCCGTGCAGGACGCCGTTCGGATTGCCATGGCGTGCGTCGCTTTGGAAACCGTAGCCGAACTCGCCCGAGGGTTCTTTGGCCCAGTAGTAGGGTCCGTTGTGGGCGATGAAGCCGCCGTTTTCGGCAAATGGCGTGAACTCAATATCGGTCGGCTTGTCGCTCGGCATGGATGCTCCCTCTGGCGCGAGTAGGATCGCCCAGTTGGTCACAACGTTCAATGCGATGAGCCGCCCCTATCTCCAGTCGGGCAATGGTCTAGCGCCCCTATAGGAAGCCATGATGAAGTTGCTTGCTGCCGCCGTGCGCACGATCGCAGGGGCGGTGCCCGGTCTCGTCCGCGATCTGGCGGGCCTCTGCGGTGTCGGCCTCGTTTCTTACGGGGCCTGGATGGTCTACCCGCCCGCCGGTTTCATCGCCGCGGGTATTCTGCTGATCGTCGGCACCCTGCTGATCGCGCTCGGTAACCGCGCGGCCGGTTGATGGAGGGATTGTTCGGCGCCCTGGCCTCGGGCCTTCGGCGCCGTGAGACCAAGGCGGCCGACATTTCCGGCCTGACCTGGTCGGCGCTGTTAGGCCAGCAGAACTCGCGCGCCGGCGTATCGGTCAACGTCGACAGTGCGCTGAAGGTATCTACGGTGTTTGCGTGCCTGCGCGTCCTGGCCGACGGCATCGCGCAGGTGCCGCTGAAGGTTTATCGGGAGAAGGCCGACGGCTCGAAGGAGCTGGCGAAGGACCACCCGGCCTACCGGCTGCTGTCGCGCCGGCCGAACGAGTGGATGACGTCCTTCGAATTCCGGCAGGTCATGATGTTCCATGCCGTTCTGCTCGGGAACGGCTGTGCCTATATCGGCCGTATCCGCGGCGAACCGCGGGAGCTGATCCCGCTTGTGCCGGGCAGCTTCACGATCGATCAGGCGGCAGACTACACGCTCACTTACCGGGTGACCGATCTCGACGGCCGCACCACTGTGTTGCCCCGGAAGGACGTGTTCCATCTCCGAGGCCCCAGTTGGACCGGAACCGCAGGGTTGGACGCGCTGCAGGTGGCGCGCGAGGCTGTGGGGCTCGCGATCGCGACCGAGCAGACACATGCGGCGCTCCACGCCAACGGCACCCAGCCTGGCGGCGTGCTGTCGGTGAAGGGCTCGCTGGACGATGCGGCACGGGCTCGGCTGAAGGAGGCCTGGGCGCAGTATCAGGGCGGCCTGCAGAACCGCTTCAAGACGGCGGTCCTGGACATGGACAGCACGTGGACTCCGCTCG